TGAATTAGCGCGAATGTTTTGAATACGAGTATTAACTAAACTCATAACTTTTTTGATTTAAAAATTAAAAATTTTATTACTTATCACGTACTGGCGCATTACCCTTTTACGCTAGCAATTTTATTCTTATCTAATTGGCAGCTTTGAAATGTTATTTTCATTTCTAAGTTGCATCGATTGCTGAGAAAACTCTGAAGAATCGCGAGTTAAGCCCGTAGATAAAAGATAAGTTTCAATAGCCTTATCAGCTTCTACTTGTGTCTTTACTCCGGTTAAATCCAGCAAAGTTCCACCTCCTTGACTGCCGCCATTGCCGCCGGTCCCACCACCAGTCTGCTGGCGTCCAGTATCAATAACGTCTTTAATAGAAGTTTCCATAACAAGCTCTTCAATAGTATACGGATTTAAGTTGTTCTTTGCATTGTTCAAAATGTTACCATCTGCCCCACGAAGAACTAGCTTTTGGCCACCTTGACCGTCATCTACAAAGTCTGGTGTACCCTTAGCCAGGACTTCTGCTTTTGCCGAGTTCAATAGTACCTTCTGAACACTGTCCGTAATACCTTCTTTAAATTTAAGACCCGCCGTAGCCGCTGCAAAAGCATAATCTACGTGAGTTGACTTGATTTTACCTTCAAGTTCTGCCGTTTTCTGCTTATACGAATCTTCACTAGCTTTAAGTTGAGTTTGAAGTTGACCAACTTGCGCTTTTGCGTCCTTAAGCTGCTGCCGAAGAGTTTCATCTCCTGCATTAGACTCAATTTTCTTTTGCAAGTCCTCAACTTTCTTATTAGCCGCCTCCAACTGCGCTTGCACGTTCTTTGCAGCATCTACTTTAGACTTAAAATCGCTAATAACACGCTTTGCGTAGTCATAGCTCTTTTCGCCCGCGTTCTTTGCAATACCTGATACGGTAAGAATATCAGTATCATATTGCCCATGAAGAGCGCCAATACGAGTACCAATTACTGTGGCCTCGTCATTTTTTGACATCTCTGCAATAGCAGCCCTCTGAGCATCAGAGAGACCGGCTAAAGCAGGATTTTGAGATAGCATTTCAATAGTTAACATAGCTTTGAGTTTTTTATGATTACTTTACCTTATCATACGGATTATGGAGAACTTCCAAAATTACAAAGCCGATAGACCCATGGTTCTGCTGGAATAACTTCCATTCGCCATAAGTAAACATCTGAACATAAGGCTTAGTAATCTCTTCGCCTGTAGTCGGGTCAAATCTACGGCCTTTTGAAATCTTAGCATGCACCAGCTTTTCAGTTCCTTTTGCTACTGTGTACTCAGACTCTGGCTCATTTGCCTTTTCTTCAATCAACTCTTCTACGTCTACTAAGAATAGAGTTACTTCATTCAATTCGTCTTGGAGGTCAATAGTCCAATCTTTTCCCCCTTTTGCCTTAAGCTGGTCAAGTTCCAATTGTCGCTTTTCTGCAGAGGCCTTAATCTCCATTAGCTCCTTGCGAGTTTTGCTTTGGAGCTGTTGTAGGTTCATTTTTGACATATTCTAATAGTTTTTCAGTTATTAACTTTATTTTGTCTCGCAACGGTAATGCAGAAGCAAAAGAAATGATATTAATATTCTCTCTTTCAAATCGCTCTACTAAGGTAGTAAAATTTATTTTAAGTTTTACTAAATTAGCGTTAATTAACGATTTTTCATAAAGATTTAACACTTCTTCAAGAGTTTTATGCGGATAAGGCTCTAATTGCTTTAACAATTGAACTCTCTGTAGCATAGTCGGGTTATTCTTATATTGAACTTCCACTATTTGGTCTTGAATTGCGTCCAGCTCAGATTCACTGGCCCCATTTTCTTTAGCTTCTTTATACCGCTCATAAAGCTCTTTAACGGTGAATACATAAAATTCTGTACCCCATGAAATAGAAGACGAGATAAAGCTTGCGCCATATCTAAATCTACAGATTGTATCTTCTACAAATTTTTGCGCTTGCTCAAAGTTAGTCTTCAATGCGTTAAGCACTGAAGTCTTATCTTCGAAGTTAGCCGCAATTTGAGCTTCATTGATAGCTTCTTTTTCGCTCACGCCACCGCCTGTTCCAACTACAGATATGATAATATCATTTTTAAGTCTTTCACACTCTTGTACATTGTACTCTAAAGAGTCTTTGTCAATAGTAGTGATTTGAACAGGACTACGCATATCCGCTATACCATCTTGCGCATTTGGAATAGGTATTTCTAAGAACGAACCGGGGCCAGCTAAACGCTTACGAGAACAGCACGGGCATTCCTGAATCGTACCATTAGCGTTCATCTTATACCCCTTATCGTCCCTTAGAAAACCACCATCGCAATACTCACCAGTTTCTTCATTCATAAAGTCGCAGTCAGCTTCATACGCGCTATATATAGGATAAGGCGCATACAAATCTAAATGCTGCTTGGAGATATGAAAGAAGAGGTACCAGTCAAGTCTCGACAATTCCTTTGTTATCGGATTCTTTTTTAAGTCCTTATTTTTCTCATTGAGAGGAGTTGACCAGAAGAAGCGCGCTGGGCAATAACCCAAATCATGAATTGATTCCGAGACAAGGCCCTGAATTTCATTCTTTTCATTCAATTGGTAAACTCTAATAGAAGACTCATCAAAGACCGCTATACGATTTTCTGGCTGCTTGAATACAAGCCAGTCAAACGTTAAATTATCGGGTGAAGAATAGTCAATAACATCTTCAATCTCAAGCCAATAAAAATAGGGCTCAGGTCTAAAGCTGCTTTGAACCGCCGGCAAATCTACAACAAGAATGCTATTGATTGATACTTGCATGCGTTTCCAGGCAACAGTTTTCCATACTTCTGGTTCATTGAGCTTGTTTTTACGATAGTCTGCCCAATCCTCGGCAAGCTCTGCGCTTAAGAATTGATAACTTGACGAAGAATTGCGACTATAGAAAACTCTTTCAAGTTCTCGATAGACGCATTCTACTACAGCTGGTGTCGCGAGAGGAAACTTAAACAGCTGAAGAAAAATATTGTACTTATCCATGGGTAAAAGAGCTTCTACCCATTTTAAGAATTGCATTGTTTGCAGATTCGCATCAGATATAGCAATATTAGTCTCAGTATGAAATCTGAGACGCCCTTGCAAAGAAGCCGCCTTTTTGATTGTTTGTTGTTTAGACGGTTTTTGCAGTATTTGCTTTATCTGATTTAAGTCTAAGCCCATTTTCTTCGTCGTATACGTAGTTACTATCTTTTGGAAGTTCCCAGCCGCCATTTACTGCCGGCCCCATATCTAGCAGGCGTTCAGCATGTTGTACGCCAAACTCCTGCTGTTTTTGATACTTAGGCACAACCAAAAGGACTGTTTGTTCTTTCTTTTTTCTTGCCATAATCACTTCTTTTTAGATACTTGTTGAAGAAGCATTAACAAGGTCTGTCAAAGGATTGAAATCCAAGTCTTCACGCTTGATGATATACAAATTGTCACTCCAGTTAGGGAAGAACGACCACTCAATGGCATTGCTGTCCGGTTCTTCAAAACCGCCGAGGTTCTTGTCTCCTACAAAGAATTTGCCAATAGGAACTGGCATGATTGTAGTACCTTCATCTTCCGAAAGACCGGCAATATTGCCACTTTCATCAATCAAATAGACGCCTACATTTTCGCACATGTACTTTTTCATAGTAGCAATTGTCTTTTGCTTTTCTTGGTACATTACCGCAGAAAAAGTAGTCGGTTCACGACCAATAATAATTTCAACTCCACCCAAAGTTTGATTACCGCCACCAAATGTACGAGCTGCACCTGGTTCAGTAGTAGGGCCCTGGATATATGGAGAAATTACTGTTTTGGTACCATCGGCTGCTGAGAAAAGCGCTGTCCATGAGGCCTTCTTAGTAGGCTCAGTGATTTTGTTCATTTCGCCTACGGTCTTATAGATACGCTGCAGCACAAACTTCTGTACTTGTCCCATGCCTTCTTTGCAATCTGCAATATCGAGGTCAGCGAGGTGAGCACCTGAGGGACATCCACAATTTAAACCCATAATTTTTATCAGTTTTTAAAGTTTATAAATTTAAAGCTGCTTTCCCTTAGTCAGCCTTTTTGCGCATTTACTAATAAAACGAAAATCTTCTACAACGTACCGTTTAACTCTGTACGGTACAATGCAAATATAATAAAAAATTTTATAAGAAACGCAAAGAGGACTAACTATTTTTAGTTTTTTAACTTTATTTTGCGTTGACGAGTTCCTTTCAACTTCATCTCTACACAACCAGTCAGACAGTCAGGCGCGTCGTCATGGACAACTTTACGCTTATTATCTATACGATAAGACATCAAAGCTGAATGAAATCTAGGCCATCTCTTCTCCCAGCCTTCCGGCATTTTGACAATTGCCTGCACTGTGGCTGAATTGTTGTAGATTCGTTCATACTTATTGGCGCTTTGATGGAACCAGTGAATCACGCATCTAAAGTTACGGTGCGTCAGCTTAAGCAGTGATTGGACTTTACGAGCAAAGCCACGACCACCGTTATTAGACTCTATACGGGCTGTAGTGACTTTGTTCTTGTTAAGCATTTTAGCTGTTTTGGGCTCCGTGAGCTCCATAGGCTCTTGCGTGAAGAGTACGTCAGTAACGTAGATGTACTCGGGTGTATCAACGAAGCAAATGGAGCACAGGTCATCAGCCCCTGTGTCTGCGGTATCTGTATAATTACACACTTTTTTCTCATTCGCCCTGTAAAGCTCCAGCTCATCAGGCTTATAGGTCATGAAGCCCTCTGGATACATAAGCCCTTCACGTGGTGTCGGGTCCTGCATATACTGCGTGTCGAAGATAAGAGGCTCAATGGCTCGCAGCTTATGTAGCTCTTCAAGGGTATGCTTTACCTCCCACAAAGGTGTTTCTTCTCCTGTGCCAGGGTCAACCTCAATAGCTGGAAGGCTGAGTACTCTCCATTCATCTGGTTCCTTCTCCATCAGATAGCCACAGAGGTCATGTTCATGCAGGCGCTGCATAATAATAATGATAGGAGTATTACGAGAGTTGACACGGTTACGGATTGTGCTCTCGAATCGCTGATTGACTCGCTCTCTTGTTGTATCAGATGCCGCTTCATCTGGTTTTAAAGGGTCGTCAATAAGAATAGCTCCTTGGAACACATTCGTATCAACCTCTAAAGCTGATAGTATCTGCTCTAAATGTGAGTCATCGCCTCCAAAGCGCGCAGCAATGTCAGTCAGGAAGTCGTCATCTGAATTTTCAAGCTCATCAACTTTGCCCGCACCGAAACCTGTAACCTGACCTTGCGTTGAAACTGCGTAGAGTTCGCCTCCTGCTTTAGTCCGCCAGTGGTCCGACGAACCTTTTTCTTTCTCAAGGACTGAGTTTGGGAACAACTCTTTGTAAAGGGGCTCCATCATGGTCTGTCTGATAGTCTGTGAGTTGTCGTTCACAAGAGTATCTGAGTACGACAGATGCAAAAAGCGGCAAGTTGGGTTAAGCGCGAAGCACCAACTGATAAATTGCTTGATAGCTGTCTCCGTTTTGCCATATCGTGGAGGCATGTTGATGATAAGGCGGTTGCATTTGCCATCAACAACATCCTGTAAGGCTTCAAAAATGCGCTTATGATGCTTGTTGACGATGAACGAGCGCTTATATTGCGCCTTGAACATCGCTCTAGTGAACTTTTCAAGCTCAGACAGCATCTCCAGGCGCACTCGGTCATATAATTGTGCCTCCGAAGACGCCATCGCGCGTGTTTCTTTATTATTATATGAATTTGGGTTAGGCATAAGTATCAATTATTTATTTTGATTTTAAAGAGTTCTGAGCTACTTTTTATATAAATCTATTATTTGATATTAAAAGCTTGTCAGAATTAAAATAAATATTAAAATTTCTCATTTTAAAGCCTGTTAGTCCTCTCCGAACACATGATTTTTGATTTGGAGATACCCCTCTCTTGAAATTGGCTTGGAACCGTCTACTCCTGGCACCATTGAGAGTATGTTCACAGTGGTGTTTCCGCCCTGGTTTTTAGGGTTATCGTTGAAGTCCGAGCCAAAGAGCCGAGTCCATAACTTGTCTACCGTCGTCATACTACCGCGCTCATAGTCAAGTAAGATGTTCTTTATAATCGTTTTAATGACAATAGGCACTCTGCGATTAGTCTGTAAGGCCTCAAGTTGCGCCTCGTTGCAAGTCAAAAGTGTCGCAATTATATCGTATGTCTCCTTTTTGCTGAATTGCATGTTGAGGTTGATGTTAAGAGACCTTAACAGCTTAGAGACCTGCGCTGAAGTGCCTGCTCGCTCCTGCATTTCTATTGTATCAGGCGTTAGGGCCTTTGATTGCTCATATTTTGCTGCGCGTACAGCCTGCGCGGGGCTTTTAGTAACAGTAATGCCTGCTTCCGCCCGTTCCTTTTTACGCTCTACGTAGCGCTCTCTTGATTGCTCTTTTGATTGTTTCTTGCGGGCTTCTTCTAAAAGTTCGCGTGCCGTTTTTCGAGATTCCCATTTTTCCTCTTCGACTGATAGATTTGTGTCGATAATTTCTTGATGTGTAGGATTAAAGACTGAATGCTCAGGGGGGATAATGTCTGAGCGGTCAGGCAGTAAGTCTTCTGCCTTCTCCCTATTAAAATATTGCCTGTTCATGGTTGAATGTTATTAGTTTTTGCAAATATAAGTATTTATTATGAAACGCTCACCAATTCAAATGCTGTAAGTTGTTAACGAGAGGGCTTTTTAACAAAGTTTTGCAATTCATACTGTAAACAATGAGAAACAATATTGTTTACAGCTTAAAGGCCTGATTTTCAGCCATTTAACTGTCAAAAATTCTAACGAGAAACAAAGTAAACAATGTT